GAGAAGCAGCTAACCTGCTCTCTTGATGTTACACCATCCGAATAGAATCCGTCAGGGGCACAGGTAGTTAACTCTGCGTCTGTAAATATTGCAGTTGAGTTTGATAGGGTATTGCCGTCTATGTAGTATATATCTGCCATTTTATTTTATTAAAAGCTTGGACAATTTATTACGTCTCCGCACTCGAATGTATTAGGTACTTGTATTGTAGATGTGGGAGGTATTATTGCATTGCTTACGATAGTACCACACTTGTCTGCACCTGCTCCTCCGCCTGCACCCTCTTTGTACTTAACAACTTCACCTATATTAAATAAGTATGGAGTTTGTAGTGCGAAGAAGCTGTCTCCTGTTATACAGTCCTGTATTACAAATGTAGCAGGATTACCCTCGCCTTGACAATCACAGCAAGCAGCAGTTCTAGAGTCAGCATCGTAACATAATTGTATCGCTGTGCTGTTTCTGTAGTCCCAAACCAAATACAAGTAGTTTCCTACAGATGGCATAGTAAACTGAGAGTAGTACGAAGTGTTACCGTTTATTGGTGGATAGATTGGAGTAGCCTCTGTTGCGGCAGCAAGTAGCCCTTGTATACCAACTGATGTATTTGCGTATAAGGTATTTGTTCTTAGGTACTTGAAGTTATCCTCGAACTGATTAAACACAAAGTCGTCAGGCACAATCGTATTATTAAACATTGTAATCGTTGCACCATTTGCGGGGATTACACCGCCACCCTGTAGTCCTGTTATAGTTTGGTACTGAGATACTATAGGATTAGTATTAAACTGAGCAAACTGAATATTCTGACTGTGTAATGGTGAGTTAAAAGTACCATCAGACCATCTATATTGGTTTGTAGTAAATAAGCCAACCTCATTACTACTTGTCACAGTTACTAAAAATATTGTGACAGAATCAGCATCAGGACAGTTTATAACCAAACCTAGATTTACACTACCTGTAGATGTAATAGTCAGATCTACAGTAGATACGTTTACTACTGATTTAGGAAAAGTTAAAGTTCCGCTTGCAGTAACATTACCTGTAGTGTAAGTTGTACCGTTGTAGATAGCTGTTATGTTAAATGTTCCATCAACATCAGAAACTATATAATCAATATTTACGTCTCCAACTAAATCACCTAGGTCAAAGCAAGAACCAAAGCTTGAGTCGCTTGATACGTTTAGTGAGATAGTGGTGTTGCAGTTATCGCATATAACGTCTTGAGCTATAGGAACTTCGTTAGAGGTTAAAACGTACTCGTTCATATACGGATCAAATCCACCTAGTTTTTGAGTTGTAAACGACTCGTTAAATAGATCACGAAACCAAGTCCTCATACCGTTCTGAGATATTACAGACAGCTGATCGTTTCCACCTTCAGTGCCGGTAAGCTTAAGAACAGCACCTCTTTTTGCATCTGTAAAGAACTTATCAGGCCCCCACTGAACAAAGCTTTCAGGGTTGCTTGAGATGCCATACTCCTCAATACGAGACACTTGGTTAGCTAGCACTTCGGGTGAAGCCATTAGAGCACTTCCACCTCCCGCATCAGTAAGTATGTTTTTACCTTGAACTACGTAAGATATCTTATCCTCCTGTAGCGTCAATACGTCAGTCTCACGACCAAACAATTTATTTATCGGACCAAATGATTGTTCGCAGGCTTTGTAGTTAAGAAGGCCAAGGTTAAACTCATTGAGCTTATTTATGTTTGACTCTTCGTTGTAGATACCACTGTAAGTAATATCAGAGAACCTTCTTGACTCTTTGTAGTCTATAGTAGTTGTTATGTATGCTCGATTACCTAATGATAATTTTTTACCTGTTATAGAGTCCTGTATTTTATAGCTCTCTACACCATTACCAAATGAGTAGCAGTTATAGAAGTCAGTCTTTATAATAGCCGGGGTGTTGGATGCAAATACTTGACTTTGGTCTCCTTCGTTACCTAAGTGCTCTCCTGCACTATTTATATTGTAAACCTCAGACGACTCGTACCAAAGGTTAGGAGCTGCATCAAGTGGCTGCGTTTCAAAAACTATAATGCTATTTGTACGTACAACCGTAATCCTTGCTTTATTATTTGTCCTAGTTTTTTTACCTCCGTATCCTTGCATCCCTGAGAAACGCAAAAACACATTATTAGCTACGGCATTAAACTTAGTAAACTGAAAATTAACTTCTCCTGAGCATTCATATACTATATCCCCTGTTGTTGTAGCTAAAATAGGCCAATATGTCGCTACAGGCTCAGGTGCACTACAGGTGGCTTCTCTTACTACAAAGTCAGCGTTTAGCGTGCCTGCTACATTATCTCCATCCCACCATTCCTTAAAGCTATTGTAGTCCTTAGATGACGTAAAATCATTTTTATAGATATACGTTCTTCCTTCTAAATTAAACGAACATCCTCTGCCTTCTCTATCGCTTTCGAACTCTAATGTAATCTTTGAGCCTGATGGTATTGGTAGATCTACGTACACAGCAGGATTGCTTGGGTCTTGAACGCTAACAGGAATACTTATGACAGCACATAAAGAAGGATTATCTTTTGTATTACTTTTTAATTCTCCTGTATCAAGGAGTATAGGAAGTCCGTCTGTGCTTTCTACTGTAGTGCTAAAGTTATTTGCTCTTAGCTTCATATACACCCCTGCAGGAACAGCTAACTCTACACCGCTGCCATCTACAGGTTTAGGATCTAAGAAATCAGCCTGCTGAGCTTGCTTCTCTAAAACAGTAGTGTAGGTACAAGTATTTAACGGACCTACTGTGTCTTTCTTAACTATAAGCTCATCGCCAAGCTGAATTTTTTGTGAGTTCTGTCCCTCAAGTAAGAAGAAGTCAGCTCCTGACGTAGGGTCTCTAAAAAAGAACTGAGAGTATATTGTCTCGTATATATCCCTATCGGGTTTTATTACGAACTTGTACCTTTCTGCCCAATAAGGAGCAATCTGTCCTGTTGGTATGGTTACATTTATTTTATTCTGAAATTCAGACGCTGAGCAAGGAACGTGTATCGCATTGCTAGGACTTACTAGAGCCGTAGACGACCTATTAAACTCATCCATATACACAATACCAATCTCATACCCCCTGTTGCTGTGCAAGCTCGTAGGGCTTCCTATCTCAGAAAATAGCGCTGTCGCAAAAGTAATCGTATAGTAAGAGTAAATACTTCTTGTAATTGGATCATTTACGTACCTAATTGCAGGAAGCTGAAGCCCTATTTGGGTAGACGCAGGAGATGAGAATATTTGTATAGGTTGGCCCGGTCCTGATATACCACTCTCATACTTAGTAAATGTAACACTTCCGGGATCTACAAGAGTCTGCTCTACTGAGCAATTGAATCTATCGGTAAGAGTCAATCCATCACAAGAGTCTTCGACCGTTTGTATCGTAAGTGCTGTGCCTATATTTTCTACAAAATCAGGATCTATAGATAGTTCATAAACACTATTAAATGACCTTTGTAAGATATACGGAAAGGATATTACAGTATTACTTTGAGTCTCTGTTGGGTAAGGAGGATCTCCCGAATAAAGAGAATTACTGTATTGTATTTCTATAGTTAACAATGCTCCCGAAGCTAAGTCTACATCTCCAAAGTCAAAGTATATAATTGAAGAGCCTATTGTCTGAGCCCCATCCCAAGCGTATGTTCCTGTAGTCAAGTTGTACTCTAAGTCAGTACTTCCAACTTCATTGGTTTCTAAATTAGCTATGTACTCTAGGCTAGTTGGGCTACCTATACTATCTACCATATCATATCCCTCAACATAGTTGCCGTACATAATCCTATTGCCCATCATAGTTTGAGCCTTAGCAAATCGTGGTACGTTATCGTAGAGCCTAAGTATCTCAGAGTCCGCTAGTATTGTAAATATCTTACTATTTTGGAATTGGAACGTGTAGTCAGTGTTGTCGCTAAGTCCATTGTTGCTCTTGTTTATCTTCTCTATAATTCGAATTGTAGGGAAGTCCATCTCCTTAAACAACAAATCTATAGCCCTCACAAGAGGTCCTCCTGAGTTGTAAGTGACCTCGGCCATATTAGCTATACTCTGCATACCGCTATTCAAAGCAGTTGCGTAGTCGTAGTTAAATGTATTCGGTAAAAAAGCAGGCTTACTCCACTGAGAGGTAGCTGAGTACTCACCGTCCTCGTACCTGTATCTATAAGCAAAGCATATGAATCTTTCCTCCAAGAAATTGTCTTGAGTTGATGTAATTGTTGGAACAACAACCGGAGCAGCAACAGGTGGTTTTTTTATTACAAGTATTGACTCTGCTGAAAATTGGTCAACACCCGCAGATGGATTGGCATAACCCTTAGTTACATTAATCTGCTTTGGCGCATTGTAGTCATCGGTCCAATACAATAAGTTCTGAACTTTATCTACGCCTGTTATCACATACGTAGGATTAAAGTTTAGTGTTGTGTTAGCTGTAGCTCCTTCTCTAACACTTATCAAGTGGTACGTTAGGATAGTAGTCTTTATGTCATACGATACCACTAAATCAATCTTTCCTGTTGGAGATGACGGATAGTTGCTGTCGTGAACAAACCAATATATAGTTTCGTTTATTCCATCGTCTAAAGCACCTATGCACTTTGCATCTGAGCTAAGAGGAACACCATTGTAAGACAACGTGGTAAGCGGAATATTGCCCTTGGCATTCTCTATTACACCGTACTCAGAGTCCTCCGTAGAGCCCATACGGATATTAAGGGCATCGATGTACTCACCATTAGGCACAAGTCGTTCATCAACGACCTTATTCATCCTACCTGCTATAAAGTTTCTTGATAAATTCGGCATATTATTTTAACCAATTGTTCTGTCCTCGTAGGTTCATTAGAAGCCTTCCGGGATGAATATTGCTTATTCTTATTTTTGCGTTATTGTACAAAGCTCGTCTTCTTTTTTTAGCCCTATTGACTACGTATTCCTGAACACCAAACTTAGAGCTAAGTATAGCATACTCTATGGCTGCGTACATATAATCTTCAAACATCTTATTTACAGAGATGTTGCTGTCGTTTCCGTTCTCCATACCATCAGATACGTACTCAAGCACAACTAACTCTCCCTGAGTTCCTGAGCTAAAGTTTATGACACCACCCTTCTTGTTTATGTTGAAGGTTGGATTGGCATTAGCTGTCTCTGCATTGAGGCCAAACCTAGCTCCTATGTCTCTAGTAAAGTACCAATTACCATTGTCGTTGTATCCGTTAGCCCCGTAAAAAGGTGAGCTGCTATTTAGGTATATGGTTGGCTGCATAGTAAAAATCCTATCGTAGTCTAGCTTAGAAAACTGAGGAGATAGTGCATTGCCATCCTCGTCAAATAGAATCTTTCCTGTGTTATCCTGAAGGTATGCATTAGACCAATTGGTCTGTATGTTTTCGCTTAGTGGGTAAAGTATTCCTTGTCTTTGTATAGATATTCTAACCCAATTAACATAGTCAGATGGAAGGATGTACCTTAGCTGATCGTCAATACTAAGCTCTAGTATTTTTATTTCTTTAAACGCATCGTAGTTAAGCTCCTGTATCGCTCTTTTTGCGTGGAACAAAACCTTAAACCTCTCATCGTTATTTATTAGACTGTGGTTTCCTGCGTACATCAACATAAAGTTGTTTACTATGTCATAAAGGCTAACGTATTGATACGATCCCCAATTTTCGTTTTCAGGACTAGCTCCTCCGTTATCGTAGTATTGATACTGTGATATATACCCCATTTTCTATTATTGTTGTGATTGATTAGCTATTTGCTCAAGGCCTTGCCCGAACTGAACTGCTGATACCTCTCTAATAGACATACCGGCATACTGAAGAATTTTATTAACCAAGTCAGGCTCGCAATCAAGCGGAAGCTCAAAGTCTTGGTAATCGGGTTGTGACTGCGAAAATGCAGGCTCACCACTTACTAGAGTGATATAAGTCCACTTAGGGTCTTTAGGGTATCTTATGTACTGAGATAACACTTGACCAACTTTATTCACTGTAGATGGAAATGCGGTTAGTATTCCACCCTCCTGTGTGTACGCAGGGTAAGTAAGGTTTGGCTTAGTCAGCAAAGAGTTGTTGAGCATAGTTATTTTGCTGTGCGAAACCTTCTCTGCTTCCTCTAGCGAGTCTCTATATATGTTGTAGTCTATACCAAATACATTAAATGGAGTTGAAGTTACACTACTAGCTGTAGTAAACAACGAAGTCTCAGAGTTAACAAATGTTATCGTAACGTACTGCGTAATACCTCCACTAACTAACGCAACAACATCGCCTACCTGCACTCCATCTGTAATAAATGTCGCAGTTGAATCTATTATCTCTTTCCCACTTGGATCTACGTCTGTAGTTGTACCGTCTAGTAGAAAATTATTGTACACAAGTACCTTGTTTAATAGGTAGTAATCGTCACCTGTTGTTGTCGGAGATGGTAATTGGTATACGTTACTTATTGTTGGAGGAGTAGTGCTTAGACTTAATGGATTTGAAACTGAGAACACCTCAATAAGTTCTTCCATCGTCTTGCGTATATCAGCATACCCTGTGCCTGATTGGCGGGCATTCTCTTTATTAATCTGATAATTGTACTGATAGAAATAAGTCTCAAATAAATCTAATTGTGCCTGCTTGGAAAATAAATTAAAATCCGATGGCGATATATATCCGTAGTTATTCTTGTTCAGTACAGACAGAACTGTGTTTCTAACTGAGTTGATCATCTGTAAACCTTTCTACAAAGATAATAAAAAAAAAGAGTCCAATATAAAATTGGACTCTCTCAATAAATTGGTAAGGTGTTTTACTAAGCTATAGCAATTGCACTTACAGCAAAAGGCAAGTTAATTACCTCTAGTGCAACGTTAGTCCAAGACTGCTGTAGTGCCTGAACTATCGCATTTTGGATAATGTCTCTTTCTGACTCGTTAGAAGCAGGTGCTGCAG